CGCAAGGTCGAGAAAGAGCAAGACCTCGTCCGGCAGCTCGCGGCGCAGAAGTACGACCACCTCCCGTCGGATAAGGTGTTCGCGCTCTCGAAGAAGGACATGAAGAAGAAGCACGGCATCGACTCGCCAGACCTGGCGGATGCGTTCCTGTTGACCTTCGCCACCGACAGCGCGAGGCTTGCATTCGGCAAGCGCGCGAGCACGTCGTGGAACAAACCGATTCGCCGCCAACTAGGGCTGCTGAGGTAGTATGGCTGAGTCCGAAACACAATCGACATTCCCGCAGGGCGGCGCGGTCTTCACCTCGCCGGCCGATATGGGCACCGCATCAATGCGCGTGAAGCCGAAGAAGGGCACGCGAGGCGCGTTCCCCAAGCGCGACCGTGACGAGCCGCCGGAGCAGGCAGCCGACACCGGCAGGCGGAAGAAGCAGCCGCTCGCGGCGAAGGGTGAGGCGAAGGACGCGTCCCAGCGCAAGCCGGGCGACGCGATGTCCGACTCCGAGATTCAGTCCGCCGTGTGGCTCATGCTCCTCGACGCCGTGATCTACTGCGACGGGGAGCTCTCGCCGCAGCGCGCGAAGCTCGCGGACCTCTACGCAGGAAAGGCGATCGGCAACGAGGAAGACGGCCGCTCGCAGTTCGTGATGACCGTCGTACGAGACACGATCAAGCGCATCATTCCCTCGCTCATGCGCGTCTTCATAGGCGCGGAGCAGGCGTGCGAGTTCACGCCGCGGTTCACGAAGGACGAGAAGGAGCTCGCCAAGCGCGTAGAGCTCGCGGAGCAGCAGACTGAGTACGTCACCACGTGCGTCATCGGAGAAGACAACCGCGGGTTTCAGGTCCTGCACGAGTGGTTCATGGACGCGCTCGTCAAGAACCTCGGCGTCGTGAAGTGGTGGACGGACGAGTCCTACTACACGCGGTCGTATAAGCAGTCTGGCATGACGAAGGACCAGATCGAGACGCTCGACCAGGACCAGGAGGTCATGGCGCTCGACTGGGACGATGACGAGGACTCGCCGGGGTACTACACGTGCGAGTTCATACGCCGGCGCAAGAGCAAGGTCCAGCGCTTTGGCTGCCTCCCGCCGGAGGAGTACCTCTTCACGCGCGGCGCGAGAACTACAGCCGACGACGCATCGCTCGCGGGCGTGGCCGTCTTCGTCGCGCACAGGACGCTTCTGACGCGTTCGCAACTTCGCGCCGCGGGCGTGAGCGATGACGACATCGAGCAGTACGCCTTCCGCGACGCGTCTCTCGACCACAACGTCGAAGAGATTTCGCGGCAGTCGATCGTGAAGCCGGAGGTCGCGGAGTCGGGCCCGGTAGAGACGCGGAAGGCGCTCTACGTCGAGGCCTTCCCTTACATGGACTGCGACGGAGACGGCATCGCCGAGCTCCGGCGCATCATCCTGCTCGGGCCGTCGTACATGATGATCGCGAACGAGCCGTGGGACGAGCGTCCCTTCGCCGTGATCTGCCCCGACCCGCAGCCGCACACGATCATCGGCTTCGGCGTCGGCGACTACACGCAGGACCTGCAGAAGGTGATGACGATGGTCGCGCGCGCGGCGCTAGACTCTCTCGCGCTCTCGGTAAACCCGCGAGTCGCGTACGTCGAGGGAGAGGTCTCTCTCGAAGACCTGCTCAACAACGACGTCGGCGCGCCGATTCGCATGACGCAGCCGAACATGATCGAGCCAGTAGTGCACGCCTTCGTCGGAAAGGACGCGATCGACACGCTGATGACCTTCTTCGAGCAGGTGCTCGAGAACCGCGTCGGCGTTTCGAAGGACACCGCCGGCCTAAACCCGGAGACGCTGCAGTCGACGACCGCCGTCGCGATTTCAACCGCGGTTTCGGCGGCGCAGCAGCACATTGAGATGATCGCGCGCAACTTTGCGGAGATGGGCATGAAGCCGCTGATGAAGGGCCTCCTGCGCGAGGTCGTGAAGCACCCCTCGCCCGGCCGCGTCTTCCGCTTCCGCGGAGACTACATCGTCGCCGACCCGCGCGCGTGGGAGGCGGACCTGGACGTTCGCGTTAACGTCGCAATCGGCGCCGGGCTCGACGCGGAGAAGCTCGACTTCATCGTCGGCGTCGTGAACAAGCAGGAGCAGCTCCTGCAGAACCTCGGCCCGAGCCCGCTCGTCGACTTTCAGCGGTACGCGAAGACGCTCATCAAGGCTGCGAAGACGCGCGGGCGCATGGACGCGTCTGAGTTCTTCGGCATCCCGCCGGCAGGGTGGGCTCCGCCTCCGCGGCCGAACCCAGAGGACCAGAAGGCGCAGGCGATGACGCAGCACCTGCAGGCGAAGTCTCAGGCCGAGGGCATGCGCGCGCAGTCTGAGGTCCAGAAGCGGCAGGCCGAGACCGGATTCGCGGCAGAGAGGGCGCAGTCCGAGATGGCGGTCGAGTCTCAGCGCGTGAACCTCGAGGCGCAGTCGGAGCGCATGAAGCACGCGTCCGCGCTGCAGAGGATTCGTGACGAGCACGAGCTGAAGGTGCAGGAGCTCGTACTCGACGCGGACCTCGAGCGCCGGAAGCTCTCGCAGGAGATGGAGCTCGCGCGCGAGAAGCACCGGCAGGAGATGGAGCTCGAGCGAGACAGGCACGAGCACGAGAAGAAGATGCGCGAGCGCGAGGCAGAAAAAGGCGAACAGGAGGAGTAAATGCCGAAGCGAGTGGCGGACCCGAAGGCCGCGCACAAGGCGCGGGAGGAGAAGCGCGCGGTCGTGTCTCTGATTCAGAACCGCACGCTGATCGAGCTCTTCAAAGCGGTCGAGGAGAAGTACGTTCGCAAAATGAGAGCGGCGAGCGAGCTGAAGGACCGCGAGGCCGCGTGGGCCATACTCCGCGCGGTGGACGCGCTCTACCTCGAGATGAAGTCGCGCATCGACCGCGGAACCGCGCAAGAGAAGTTAGACCAAGCGCTTAGGCAACGCCGGGACTCCGGCGAGTAGGCTACGCGCAGTCCATTGCCCCTTGACGGGGCGGAAAGGTAGTGTATTATGCCAACGCTCCCGCAGGATGGCGAGTTCGGCACTTACGGCGAACGTAAACCGAACATCATTCGCAAGAGCATGAAGGTCGGCGAGCAAGTCGTGGGCATCGCAGAAGGCCCCGCACTCGCCAAAGCACTCGATGAGGCCGCGAGGATTTCCAGCGCCGAGGTAGCAGCCGGCGAAGAACCCCCAGCAGCCGCTGAGCCCGCAGGTCCGGCGAGAGAGCCGGCCGCAGACGCCCCCTTCCCGGGACAAGCAGACGCGGTCGAGCCCGCGCAGCCGGAGGCAGAGCTACCGCCGCAGGCAGAGCCTGCCGGCGATGAGCCGCCGCAGCCTGCAGACGTAGAGCCGCAGACGCCCGCGACCGACGCGGAGACGACCGACGAAACGGTAACGATCTCCCGAGCCGAGTACGACGAGCTGAAGAGCGGCGCTATGATGCAGGCGGACTACACGCGCAAGACGCAGGGACTCTCCGACCTCCGCAAGGACGCCGAAAAGACCCAGTCTGAAGCGCGCGCAGCGCGCGACCAATACCTGACGCTAGTCAAGCAGGCTGAGTCGGCCATCGCCGCCTCCGATAAGGAGCCGGACTGGGCAGCGCTGCGGCAGCAGCTATCGCCGGAGGAGTACGCGAACTACCGAGACGAGCACGCGCGCCTGCAAAAGGACCGCGAGACCGTCAAGATGGAGCGCGTTCGGGTTGAGCAGAAGAAGGCCGAGGACGAAGCCGAGTCCAACCGCAAGCTGGTGGACGAGGAGAAGGAGCGGTTGTTCACGCTCATGCCGAGCCTGCGCGATCAGAAGACGCTCGCGCCGTGGCTCAAGCGAATGTACGCGACCGCGAAGTCGCTCGGGTTCTCCGACGCGGAGTTCGGCAGGGTCGCGGACCACCGGCTCTTTTTACTGCTGAACCAGGCCGCCAAGGGAGCGCCCGTGCCAACGGACAAGCCGAAGACTACGAAGCCGTCAATATCACGGCCGCGGTCAGTGGGCCCCGGGCCGACGCCTCAGACGCGGACGCCGCAGAATACGAAGGACAAGGCGATGGACACCTTGCGGGAGAAGAAGTCAGTGGAAGCGGCGGGCAATTACTTTGCCACGCTAGACTCGTTATAGGCAGAGTGGGAACACAGGAGAGCTAGGCTATGGCCGGCGCTTTGATTACCAATACCGTCACCACGTACGACGTGAAGGGCATCCGCGAGGACCTGTCCGACGCGATCTACAACATCTCGCCGAAGGACACGCCGCTCATTTCGAACGGCAAGTTCGGTCGCGCGAACCAGCCGTTCTACGAGTGGCAGCTCGACTCGCTCGCTGCCGCGGTGAGCAACAACCAGGTCGTTGAGGGCGACGACATCGGCTCGACCTTCGACGCCTTCCAGGCGACTACGCGGCTGGGCAACTACTGCCAGATTTCGCGCAAGACCGTGCTCGTGTCCGGCACTGAGGAAGTGACGGTCAAGGCCGGCCGAAAGAGCGAGCTGGGTTACCAGATCGCGAAGAAGTCCGCAGAGCTCAAGCGAGACATGGAGACGCACGCTGTCGCGAACGTCGCCGCTGTCGCGGGCGCGGACGCAACAATCCGCGTTTCGGGCTCGCTCGTGGCCTTCCTAAAGACGAACACGCAGAAGGGCGCCGCCGGCGTTGACCCGGTGTACACGACCTTTCCGAACAACGCGCGGACGGACGGCACGCAGCAGACCTTCACCGAGGCCATGCTGAAGACGGGCATGTCCCAGGCGTGGACTCAGGGCGGAAAGCCCGAGTTCGTGATGGTCAACTCGACGCAGAAGCAGAACATTTCCGCCTTCGCAGGCGTCGCGACTCGGACGTTCTACCAGGACGCGGTTGAAGAGACCGCGATCATTGGCGCGGCCGACGTGTACGTCTCCGACTTCGGCACGATCTCGGTCGTGGCGAACAGGTTCATGCGCCAGCGCGAAGCGTTCTTGCTCGACCCCGAGTTCTACGGGCTGATGTACCTGCGCCCGTTCTTCACCGAGCCGCTCGCGAAGACCGGCGACGCCGAAAAGCGTCTGCTGCTCGTCGA